TAAGGACTCTAAACAATGATAATAAGATAATTTTAGAAGGGGGCAGTAATACCGATAACATTCAATTCGTTACTGACGAGGTTGAACGAATGAGAGTAACCAACACAGGTTTGGGTATTGGAACAACGAATCCAGCATCCAAACTGAATGTAGTAGGCAGCTCGACAATTGGTTGGTCTAATTTGGCTAATGCATATTTTCTCGCTGGTACATCTAGCGCGGGTATTGGTATTGATAATAACGAAATAGCGTCCAAAGGAGGCCCACTCTTTATTGGAACTATTGATACAGATGATGATTTAGTATTAAGAGCTGGAGGATCAGCAGACCGTGTAACAATTGATGGAACGAGTGGTAACGTTGGTATAGGAGCGACAAATCCTACAGAAAAACTTGAGATCAATGGTAATACATATACGAGAAGTAAAACTAGAGGCATAGCCACAAATTATGCTACATCTGAAGGCTGGGCTGTTTCTACAGCCGTAAGTAGCGCAGTAGGATATTTCGGTGGGAACTTTACTTCTAATGGCCCTTCTACAGAAAACAAAATTGAATATGATATTGGCCCATTTGGATTAAGAGAGCTTATATGGAAGACGATACCTGAAACGGACAGTAACGATGATGGTGGTTGGAACAAATATATGGATGGTTTCGACAATTCCGCAGTGAATGGCTTTATATCTGTAGTATATGTTAAAAGAAGTTCTTCGGCATCAAGCGGCTCTTTTTATCATGGTTGTAGTTACAACAGCACAAACAACTTAGATGGTAGCGCCAATACCAATCCATATTTCCACTCTCCTTCTATATCAACTCTCCCAGAAAATGTTTGGTGTGTCTCTATTGGAGTGATATATGCAGCCAACGATTCTAATACTGCTACATCTTCTTTAGGTGGAATTTATAGATTAGATACTGGAGTTAAAATCTCAGGAGCTAACACTTTTAGACAAAAGCCATCAAACACACTACAACAACAAAGAGTCTATCATTACTACTCAACCAGTCCTACCGCGAAGCTGGACTTCGCTAAACCAGCATTTTATGTGGTGGATGGGTCAGAACCCACGCTAAGCGAATTGACAGCAGGAGCTTCTGGTGGTGATGATGTTTATTGGAGCGCTAATGGTAACGATATATCTAATGATAATACAGGTAACGTTGGTATAGGAACAACTAGTCCATCATATAAGCTTGAGATTGATGGCGGCGACTTTTTGGTTAATACAACAAATAGTGGGTATGTCCAAGTTGATGATTCAGATAATTCTTTAAAGCTTTCTGACAACGTTGTAATTAAGTTAGGGACAGGTGGCGATTTCCAGATGTTGCATAATGGTTCTAGTAGTTCTATTAATAATTATTTAGGCAATCTCTTTATAACTCAGAACGCTAATGATGCTGATATTATCTTCCGATCAGACGATGGTTCTGGTGGAGTAGCAGAATACCTTAGATTAGATGGCGGTATAATGTCATTAGTTGCGAATAAAGACCTTTTGATGCAGAATGACGGTGATGGAGGTAAGATTAAACTTGGCGCAAGTCAGGACTTACAAATCTACCATGATGGTTCTAATAGTTATATAGACAACGGGACAGGAAACCTAATAATCGATGCAGGTGTTCACCTACTCTTCAGGAACGTGGCTGGCGAATCGTTAGCAAATTTCTATGCTAATGGTGCTGTAGAACTTTACTACGATAACTCCAAGAAGTTTGAAACAAGATCCACAGGAGTATACATTACTGGTGACCTCGAAGTGAATGGCGGCGATATCACTTTATGGGGAACTGGAAGAATACAAGGTATAGATACTGTTTCCGCTGCTACTGATGCAGCCAACAAAGCATATGTAGATGCTCAAGTTGGAGCATCTGATACTTTGCAAGAGGTGACAGATAATGGGAATACGACGACAAATAGTATAGGTATAGGGACAACAAGTCCTAATGCTAAATTGCATGTTGACGGTAGCTGGATTTTAGATGGAATTACTGGAGGGCATTTTGAGAATTTTACTTATGGAACTCAATTAGATATTTCAGAATTAACATCAGGAGGGTGGGCAAGAGAGAATAAGATTGTCACTAGCGATTCAACAGGTAATGTATTTTTTGGTGTTCTAGGTGATGCCACAACTACGAATAGAGCTTACTGGGTTATTGATGACGCTACAACAGGAACAGCCTATACGAGTACTAATGGTATTATTTTATTAAAAAATGGTAACGTTGGTATGGGAGTCACCACTCCAGAAAGCAAATTACATATTATAGACAGTAGTTCATCTACCCAACTACGTCTAAACCAAAGCGGGGGTAATGATGCTGTTCTAGGTTCTGGGAGTAATTATTTCCAAATAAAAACAGGTTCAGGAGGAAACTCAACCGCATTAGTAATTCAACATAGTGATCAAAACGTTGGCATAGGGATAACTAATCCTAGTCAAAAGTTAGAAGTAATAGGGACGATTAAACAAAAAACAGGATCTGGTTATACGAATTATGTTCAGTCTTCAGTAGCTGAAGCTCAGTTGACTTTATCTACCTACTCTAGTAACCAAGGGGCCAATCCGTCTGCTATTATATTCTCTCCGAATCTTACTGAAGCAGCTAGATTTGATAACTCAGGAAATCTTGGTATAGGGACAACTAGTCCAACTGATGGAGATTTAACATTAAACGCTCCTAATCTCCATGTTAAAGGCAGTTCTGCTTCAGGAGCTTTCCATCTTGTGCAACGCCTACAGGCAGGTAGTGATGCTAACGATTCAGGAGCTGCACTGTTGATAAATCATAGTAATGATAGAGGGCTACTAATTGAAGCAGGTAGGGGCGGGGCTGGCGCTGAACCAGATGACCAAGCTGTTGCCCACTTTGGTCTTATTAATAGTTCGGGTGTAAATTCGAGATTTATGACCGCCCGTCAAGGGGGTAACGTTGGTATAGGAACAGCTAGTCCAGCTACTAAATTAAATATTGTTTCAACAGGTTCTGATTCTGATGCTTTAGTAGTCCAAGATAACGCAAGAAAAATAAAAATAGGAAGGGATTCTATACAGGTAACAGACTTATCTGATAATAATACACAGCTGTATCTAAATGGAGCTGGTGGTAACGTATCTATTCCCGCTAGTGGTTTAATCATAGGAGGAACTAGCCCTAAAGCGCAATTACATGTTTTATCTGGTAGTGCAGCTTCTTATACTCCTGATTCTGAAGGAGATACAGTGGTTATTGAATCATCGACGGCAGGAGGTATATCACTTATTGGCACAGGTGGTGGAGGCGCACAGAAACAAAAATTAGTATTTGGAACTACAGGTGACACTACTGGTGCGGTGGTGATATACGATCCTAATAATAGTCTAATGTCTGTTGGCACTACAGCTACTAGCAATTTCTTAAGATTCACTAGTGGTAATGGTGTAGAAGTTATGCGTTTAGCTGCTAATGGCAACGTTGGTATAGGAACAACTGCACCATCAGTCGGACTCCAGCTTGGAAACAGCGTGTCAGGGCAGACAAAAACTGCCATATTTAATTCAGAGGGCGGCACAGAAGTTGGTCTTACAATAAAATCTAGAACCAATAGAGCCAAACTAGTGGTATCTGATAATGATACTACTGCATATGTAATTGCAGAAGGGGGTATAGCTTCGTTCGGAATGGCAGATACGGCTGCAGCCACTAATATATCGGTATTATCTTCTGGTAACGTTGGTATAGGAATAACGAGTCCAAGTGCTAACTTAGATGTCGTTGGATCTTCTAAATTCAGGGGGACAGTAAACCATTCTTGGTTTAATTACAGTACAAGTGAAGATACTTATATCAGAGGTGGTAAATCTACGAGTAAAGTTCATATTAATGATTCTCACTCCGCTGATGTTCTTATGGCTGCTGGTGGTGGTAATGTTGGTATAGGAAACACAAGCCCTAGTTACAAACTCGATGTCAGTGGAGGAATTAAAGCTGGAGGAAAAGTCACATACGAACAGTCTGCTGGTTCCCTCACCACAACTGGCTACGCAGTAGCTGGTCTAACCAGTAATACAAATGGATCTTCAGCTGGCTTCACGTTCACCTGCTTCGGCCATGGAGGTTATCAGAAGATTGTTTATAGTTGTCACAATGTTTCCAATACATGGAACACCCAAAAAGTAATCGATGAAGGAACGAATGACTTTGATGTAACCGCATCAGCGAATGGATCGACTATCACGTTTACATTTAAATCAAGATCAGGGACAAAGAGCTACACGCCAAGAGTATCAGTAGAAGCTATAGGGCAATCTATAAACGACACTTACGCATAAAAATTTAAAACAAAAAGAAGATGCCGACAAGGAATATAAACACAGATTTAAAAGTCGCTAGTTCTCTAGAGCTAGAGGGGATTTTATATGACGCTAATAGTTCAGCAGGAACTAACGGCCAAGTATTAAGCTCTACATCTACAGGCACTGACTGGGTTACACTTAGTGAAATCTCTGGCGTAGACGGAACTGGGACTGCGAACTATCTATCTAAATGGCTAGATGCAAACACAATTACTAATAGTCTTGTTTATGATAATGGAACTAACGTTGGTATAGGAACAACTAGTCCGACGACAAAGTTACATATCGACGATGACGCTTCTTCTGGAACAGGCCTTAAGGTCACTGGAGGGGGGGGTGGTGGTCCACTTGCAACATTCACAAGAGATGTCGGCAGTTCAGGGACAATCGCTATAAATTCAAGTAATGGTGATCCCCAAATATCGTTCGCTTCAGCAGCTAACACTTTTGCGTTAGGAGCGAATGGCAGCACGTTTGAAATCGCAGACAATGCTTCCCTAGGAACAAACCCACGGCTTAGCATAACAAGCGCTGGTAACGTTGGTATAGGAACGACTAGTCCCACAGAGCTTCTTGAAGTAGATGGTAATATTAAGTTAGGAGACGGAGGAGCTAGGGATATCATAGGACCAACAAATGAAAGCCTTAGAATATTAGCCAATCCAAATGCTTCTACTGAAGGTATAATTTTCTCTACAGATGGTGGGACTACCACCGAAATGTTTATTCAAGATGGTGGTAACGTTGGTATAGGAACAAATAATCCAAGCTCCGAACTCCACGTTGAAAGCACAAGCACCTCCTCAATTAGAGCTTACAATGGAAGCAAATATGCAGCTATGGGCGCGAACACTAATGCCGCATGGATTACGGCAGGAGGAAGCCCAACCCACGGGTTACGGTTATCCGCTGGAGCCAATGGAGCAATGTCTGTATATGCTTCTCGCGGTGTAGCAATAGGAGAATACCCCACAACAGATCCTGGGGTAGACAACTTTACTGTCGCAGGTAACGTTGGTATAGGAACGACTAGTCCTAGCGCCAAACTAGAGTTAGTTCAAAGCGTTGGGTCAGTCGCAACTAACATAATTAATGGTGGTGAAACAAACTTTAGATTTTCTACCGTCGTAGAAGCCACAAACACAAACACACCTGTATTTAGGCAAGGTATTTATTATAGTTCTACTGAAAATGCGACAATAGCTTATTGTAGAGGAGGGGGGACTACAGGAGGATTTTTGACGTTTCAAACTAATAATGGCTCAGAAAAAATGCGGATTGGCTCCAACGGTAACGTTGGTATAGGAACAACGAGTCCTAGCTATAAGCTTGAGGTTAATGGCGCAGCTAAAATAAGTAGTGCATTACATATAAACAATACAAATGGAACGGCTATAGTAAATGCTTATTCTGGGGGGCAAATAGGTACATATTTAGCTAAAGCGTATTCAGCCAGCGCTAACTTTACGACAACAGGCGTTTCCTACCCCAGAGGTCTAGGTTTTGGAGCAATTGTTGGATCAGGTAACACAACAGATATACCTGTTAATAATTCATCTTGGTCAAGTGGATTCGGAGGTAATATTGGTTTTTGGTCTGATGTCGATTATGGGGCTGAAGGGGGAACCAACTCTATTGGTTACCATACCGTGATAAAAGGAACTGGTAGTAGTTCTTCTTACGGGTTTTTTGGCGATTTAAGTGGAGTGACTGCTGGAACAAGATATGGTATATACACAAAAGGGGAACAAAAAAATTACTTCAGTGGCAACGTTGGTATAGGAGTAACTAATCCAGCAGAAAAACTACACGTAGGCGGGGATATCAGAGTAGGTAATGGTGGTGGTAGCGATTACAATAGAGTTGAATTTACTAGATATGGTGGGGCGCTTGCGGGAGGAGTAGGTTGGCATTCTGACAATATATTTTATATTGGTGGTCATCCTTCTCTTGGGCCAACTGCTGGTAACATAGTAAGAGTTTATGGTTTTGGTAGTGATATACGTTTAGGGGATAGCGCCAATGGAGATGTATTAACTATAGATGCTACTAACGGTAACGTTGGTATAGGAACAACTAGTCCAAATGCTAGACTAGAAATTCAGAGTTGGGCCACCTCGACAGACCCTAACACTTTAAGTATTCAACACACAAGGAGTGATGCGAATGTTTCTACAAATGCCGTAAAAATCGACATGGATTTAAGTGGTGCTGACAACACCACAGCTGATAGAACAAATGCTGGTTTAGTATTAGATATAGATTCATCTGCCAATGGGGATGCGTCTAACGAGCATAGGCTATATGGCGTTAATTCTGATGTTAGATTTACTGGTTTTTCAGATGTTGTTCGTGGCGGGTATTTTTACGTTGAATCAAACTATGCAGGAGGAAAAACATCGCAATTAGCTGGATTATATGCGAGTGTTATTCATGATGCAAATTCTGCCTCTGGAGGGGTATCAAATATGTATGGCGTGCTTGGCATTGCCTCCATACAAGATCTAGGTGATGTAGATAATACTTCTGGTGGTTATTTTAAAGTAATCATACCTACAAGTAGAGGCGCTGCTAATGTTGGTGTTACAAAAGGAGTTGAGGGAGAGATTCAAATAGATAAAGACGCTGCCATAGATTATGGCACAATGATTGGTGTGTCATCAATTATAGATAATAATGAAGACTCCACACCTAACTTCGGCACTCAATATTTATTCAAAGGGGATTACCAAGGGACCAAAGGCTCAAATGCATGGGGGGTATATGTAGAAGGTGACAAAAATTATTTTGAAGGCAGCGTTGGTATAGGAACAGTTAGTCCAAGTCGCACATTACATATAGTTGATTCAGCGGGGCCAACTATAAAGTTTCAAAGAAGTAGCAGTGCAGATTTAGAATTTACATTTGGATCTGCTAACGTCTCAATGGCAAGTGCAGGAGAGATACAGTTTAGAGCGAATGGAGGAACCACTAATAAGTTCATAATCAACAATTCGCAGATCCAATCAAATGCTAAGTTTCTCGTTAACACAAATTCAGGAATTGATGTCCATACAAGTGATAGTGGTAATATTTTATTAAGTGGCAACTCATCAGCGGGAAATCCTGATCAGTTTTTCCTTAAACACAATTTAGGCAATGTTGAGTTGGGGAATAGCAGAGGTAATATAAATATTACTTCTGGTAACGTTGGTATAGGAACATTTAGTCCTGTCGAGAAACTCACATTACCTTCAGGTAGTGGCGCTATGTTAGGTTTCAAGAGGTTTTATTCAGACTCTGGGGTTGTCCCTGCTGGAATAGGATCTTCATATTCCTTAACAGCAAACTTAAACGATGAGCAAGGCACAACATTAACAACCCAATTCCAATATAAGTTTTATTTAACAACTATTGGCACTGGCACTTATAATAGTTCTGTTTATATAGTCTATAGAAATTCAGCAGATACCGCTTGGGTAGCTCACAGGGTAAGCTCTACTGGACTTTCAAGCAATCATCCCGAATTGACAGTAAGTGGAAATAACGCTTTAATATTTAATGATCACGCTAGCGCATATTCAGTTACTTACAGGGTGGAGTCAACTTACTCTGGTCAAGCTAAAACTAGTCCTCAATTATTTGGATCGGACTATATGTGGACAAGGGATAATACAGATTTATATTATTCAGGAGGTAACTTTGGTATAGGAACAACTGGTCCTAATGCTCTATTAAATGTTCAAGGGGATTCTGATCCAACAATTTTAATAAACGCAGAGACAGGAAACTCCGCAAATAGTGGTAAACTTGCTTTCGCTGAGACTGATGGAGGCGGGCATCAAGCGTGGATGAAGTATGATGGTTCTGCTAATAGGTTAGAAATAGGAACAGCAGATGTTCCTCAAGCTTTCGTAGTAAACAGAACTGACGGTAACGTTGGTATAGGAACAGTTAGTCCTACTGCAAAACTCCACATCGACGATAACGCTTCTTCAGGAACAGGTCTTAAAGTCCTTGGCGGTGGTGGGGGAGGCCCATTAGCTACATTTACCAGAGATGTCGGTAGCACAGGTACAGTCGCTATTAGCGCATCTTCTGGTATGCCTCAAATAAAATTCGCTTCATCAGCGAATACTTTTTCTTTAGGGACTAATAGTAGCACATTTGAAATAGCAGATAATTCTAGTTTAGGAACTAATGCCCGATTAAGCATAACCAGTGCTGGTAACGTTGGTATAGGAACTACTGCCCCAACAGCAAAACTCCACATTAAAAAAGCACAAAGCACATCAGCATTCACAGACCCCTTCTTGACGCTCCACCCTAGCGCGACCACAAACGAGACAGGTTTAACATCGATAGCGCTGAGTACTACTACGGCAACTGGTGCTTATGGATTCTCAATGAGTGCTTGGAGAAGGTCAGGCAACGACACCTTTACCATTAAGGCGCATACTGGTAGTGCCAATGGAACAGATCGATTAGTAATAAGAAGCAATGGAAATGTTGGTATAGGGACAACCAACCCGTCATCGAAACTTCAAGTTGTTGGCACGATCACTGGGACAACCAAAAACTTCTTAATCGATGATCCAGTTACTGGAGGTCAGCTTCAGTATAGCTGTATTGAGAGTAACGAACATGGCGTAAGCGTAAGAGGAGAGTCGGACCAAGAAGAAATTTTACTACCAGAAGAGTGGGATTGGCTTGTTCATGAAGATAGCGTCACTGTGCAACTCACATCAATCGGTCAAGCACAAAATCTATTCATACTAGAACGCAATAACATAAGAGTTAAAGTCGGAGGATTAGAAACCAACGGTCAATATAGCTATGTAATCTACGGGACACGTAAAGATGTAGCTCCGCTTGAAGTTAATATTTAAACACTATGTTCGACAATATAATTAAAGTATCTAGAGAGTAGGACAAAAAAAGCCCCTACCTGTTTAGGTAGGGGCTAGGTTAAATTTTATAAATTAAAAAGCCTATTCTTCTGGCCCTACTACTTCAAAATCAGATTCTTCTTGCTCTCCTTCCTGTGGCTCGTTAAGGTGTGCGCTGAGTTTTTTAGCGAGTACGACACCAGCTTCGGCTGATCCAAGTCCACTAGATTTGATAGCTAGGTCGATGATTTGGATAAGGGCTTGAATTTCTTCAGTTGACAATTCTACGTTTTTCATTTTAGTTTTGGTTTTAGTTTAAATATTAGCTAAATACATATAATAATACATGCTCGACTACGTTTTTCTAGTGCCAATTGATCATAGAGGTATTCAAGGTAATTGTTTTAATCAATACCTTGAATTACAATCGTGGTGTAACAAAAATAACTCTGCTATATTTACTTGTAATGGGCTTTTTTTGAATTTTGCCCGTAATTTTCTGGCGACAGGTGGAGGTGGATATGCTGACACTAACCCTCCAGAAGCAGAATGGCTTTTCTGGATTGATTCTGATGTCCAGTTTTCTATAGACCAAATAGAACAAATGACCAAAATACCAAAAGATAAAAAATTTGTGAGTGGATGGTATAGATCTGATTACTCAGATACAGCGATGGTCGGCAAATGGGACGAAGATTTCTTCAGAGAGAACTTGCATATGCCTTTTACTTCAGTGAAGTGGTTGGACAAATTAGGAAAAGAAGAGCCAAATAAATTGGTAGAAGTAGATTGGTGTGGGTTCGGCTTCACAAGAGTGCATAGATCAATTTATGAGGAAATGGACTACCCATACTACCCTTTAAGAAAGGCTGATATTACCAATTGCAGAAATCCAAATGCAGAAGGAGAAAGGATAGATGTGCATGACTTGAGCTTCGAAGACGTTTCTTTTTGTAGAAATGTATACGATAAGCTCAAAATAAAACCTTTGGTAGTGCCAAAGTTGAGGGTCGGTCATTTAAAATCCTTTTTTGTATAATTTAGCATCGCAAGTCGTTTTCAGTGTAATAAAAAATAGATTAAAGTAATTTTTAACATATAATTTATTATGCCAGACACTGATACTCCCGAATTGACTTTGGGCGACCCCGTTCCACGCGATGAGCCTTTTATTGTCCCAGCTTCGCCAGAAGAAACTTACGATTCTATATGGGTTCGCAGCATTAACATTTATGCGCCTGACAGTGCAGAAGGAGACCCAACTGGTGGATCACTTTCTCTTGAGCTGCTCCCGTATGATGGAGTTGCCAAAAAAGTTTTGATTACCGCCGATAATGAGGGCGTAGAATACCTCAATGTCCCATCGCGAGAAAATGGACGCAAGCCTTTTTGGTCTTGTGTCGATGAAGTCCCCGAAGTAAAAGCCGCAATGGACGCTATCCTTGCCGCTATTCCAGCTTTGCAGACTTGGATTAATACTCCTGAGCCTCCTCCTGAGCCTCCTCCTGCCAATTAAGGCTCCCAAATAATAATTCACTTCATGCTCGAATCTCCTGAGATTGAGTAAATGTGAAAATTAGGAGTATTGCCTTCTTGAAAATCGTTCTTAAAGATTAAGCACGGAATTTTTTTCCCATCTACGACTATTTCTCCTGAGAGAAAACTCTTCCCTTCGTTGTTCTTCTTAATCCAAAGTGAGCCAATCTTATTTTTGCTCCAAGAGGATTTGTCCGATTTCTGAGAAGTTTTGTTCGATGAGGTCGAGGAAATTTGCTTTTGCATGATTAGGTAGTTTTTTGTATTGTCGCTTCAATCGACGATATACTCTTTTCGATACCTCGTCAACAGGATTACAGATTTTTCTTATCCGCCTTGCGGTCTTTTGGTTCATAGTTTAGCTATATAGGTTTCTGAGTCTTTGATAAAGCCCATTCTCTTGTAGAAACTGGCTACTTTTTGCGATTTTGGATGGGCCTCTACGCAGCTCATTGTTATATATTCAAATTCTTTTTCTTTAGCGAAGGATACAGCCTTACTCAAAAGCTTTCTTCCCACTCTTGGGTTGTCAGAAAGCCAAAGATACTCTGAAAATATCTCTTTGCCGAATTTTTCATTCTTGTTATTAACAAAAGCTATAACTGCGTCGAATTTATTGAATTCATTGAGATTACCCCAGATAAAAAAATCCCAAGCCAATATAGACTTATTACCGAAAGCATTATAGATATATTCTTTATTATGTTTAACCAATGCGTGACCATTCACTTCATTGTCCTCCTTAAAGAGAACATCCATGTCATCCAGTAGGACTTTGAATTCTTTAGGGTCTAGAATCCTTTTTATCATTAGCTAAGTACGGCGATAAGCTTCCTAGCCTCTTTTATTGGAATATCTGAGAATGAATCCCACGATGTAGCCTCTTCGTTTTTATACTTTTCGCTTCTCCACAAATCTCTGAGGACATCCTTACAATCATCGAAAGAATTGACTCCATGCTTATCTCTGAGAGTCTTCTCTAGGAGATCAGTAGGGGATGTGATCGTCGAAGCCGCAGAAGATGTGTCTATCTCTTGGACAGCACCCTTTGACTTGTCAATTTCATCAGCTCCTACGATGTGAATACCTAAGTAATTGCGGACACATCTAACAAAAGCCCTATTGCAAGCGATAGTCTCTAAAAATTTCGCACAGAAAGCGTCTGTATTAGCTAATGTAGCATTCGCCACATCTGTATAAGTAGTCATAGATGACTCATAATTACCGTCCCATTCAATCGTACATTTAGCTGTGACATAACCGTCTGAGGTATTATCTATATCAAAATCTACAGAACTGTAGCCTCTCATCTTAGCGATCTCCTTAATGCCTCCAAGCATAATCAATAATTGCTTGTCTTCCAGACCCTCAGTGGAAGGGGGAGTGGGCATATTGCGAATATCAAACCAGCCTTTGTTTGCATAAAGGAACTCATCCTTGATCATTGCCCTCCAATCAACAGAACCATCCTCGTTAAACGCATATTCTGCGTTACTTAATAAGCCATCCTGATTACGCTTGTAAACATCTGGCCCGTAGAATTTCTTTGCTGCTTTCTTTTTTGTCGTTTTAGTCTCGCTCATAAATATAGAAATGTTTGGATTCCCTCCAATATTCAGGAGTATCTAGCACTTTATTGCTCGCGTCAAGACTTTTTTTCCAATGAGCGTAACTTAAATACTCTTTCCCGCCCTCTATAAGCCTCAGAGAGGACATGAATCTAGAATCGTCGCCTAGTTTGCAAGGAGCCTTCTGAGGCTCTCCATACGGGATTACAGGGGTATCAAAATACTTATTCCTCAGAGCATTAAGGTCATTTTCATTCTTAACGATCATAGTCAGATCTATATTCAGCTTCTTTAAGACCGCAAAGTAACTCGCTGGTATGGTATCCCAACTAGAATCAATAAACAAAAAGAATCTGTTGATGTTGCCAGCCACCTTCTGTAGACCGTTGGGCTGGATTAGAGAGTCCGCCGTAATAGAGACTTTGTAATTAGAGCAATACTGCAAAAAAGGAACTTCATCGCACCCATAATCAGCTCTAACCATAACCTCTTGGTCTTGAGGTATCTTCAAAGGGACGAAAGATGTGGGAATGACCTCCACCATAGATTTAGAAAATAACTCTCCAATGTTTTTAGTGACAAATTTTATAGACTCTTTTTCGATATCCAAGAAATCAAGAACCTTCTGCGCGATAATCTCTGGTTTGATTGTATCAATCTGCCTATTAGGATCTTCCGCTGCAAAGCAGGGCTTCTTATTCCACTTAGGCTCTATACTTTTGTTTATAGTAGACTTAGAAAAGAAAGGTTTTACATTAGCTGGAAAAGCGTTTCCATAAATAGTGACGGTAGGTATTTTTTTATTACTAGCTACTTGGGCTAAAGCTCCATCACATCCCAGATGCACTAGAGATTTAGACAAAATAAAAGTTTGCTGCTTAAATGACACGCTCAAAGCCATATCTGTCCCTTCTATTTTTTTATCCCCGCCCATTTGGATAACCTTAATACCAGACCTATCTAGAAAAGGCTTCAGGAGGCTAAGGACTATATCGTAATGCGAATATGTTTTTGCCGAGACACCCGCTTGATTTAAGGTAATATACTTATTCGGGATGATCGGAAAAAAATGATCATTAACTACAGGCTCAGAGATTTTAACCCCCAAGTTTTTGGCATACTCTTCTATTAAATGGGACATTTACTTTAATGCGAATTGATGTTTGTCGGCTCCATTATGCAGATAGCACAATGACTTTTGTGTGGTTGCATGTGGGTAAAATACCATATCAAAATACCCCTTATGATCATTACAGCCTTCCATAAGTAATTGGTTTTCTATAGGGGGGTTATATGGCATCAGTTTGTAAACTGCAGGATTATCATCTATATAAGGATAATACTGAGGGTTAGTGAAAACGTATAAATCATGTTTTTTATACTGAGATTTAAAATTCTTTAGCAGAGAATTAACAAGCAAGACATCCACTTCACTTTGAGGTATCACTATAGCGATCTTCTTAGCGCTACCCTCTTTAGCCAAAAGGCTCTCCATGCTGGGAATTTGTGATTTCTGTTTTTCCCTAACAGCAATATGTTTAAAATAGTTTATTACCTCTTGGTGACTTTGTCCCTGTTGCAACTTGGTCATCCAATGTTTAAACCCTTGAGAGTTCTGATCTACATCGTCCTTTAAGATATTCTTATAAAGATCTACAATGAATTCTTGGTTAGAAGTAAAATTGCCTGTTGGCTGATAGTCAGGATTAAACTGCATATGAGAAGTCTCATAATCATATTCTACAGGCGGCATTTCGTCTATGATGTCCTCCAGCCTTTTCCCTATTACCTCAATACTGAAATTGTCCACAGTCCATTCTCTAGACAATTTCCCCAAATCATCCCGCTCTTCCTTTCCCATAGAATAAACTTTGGCGAGTTGAGACGATATACTTTCAGGTAAAGTAGAAGCTTTGATGAATTGAGTCCCAGGTTCTCTATATTCCGTCCAATCCAATGGTAAGCCCCCAGATTCTTCTGTGCAACAGTCTTCGCCGCAAGAATAATTTGTAACTAACGTTATAAGTTCAGCCAGTTTAGCTTCTTGGATTGGTATCTCTTGCCCTCCACTCGTAAAGGGGTGGCAATATACGTCCATAAGATTGTAGACTTCATTTAACTGGGAATCAGTTACTCCTCTACCAGTATTAGTAGTGCTTACAGACTTCTCTGTTCCACAAGAAGAACATTTCTGCTCTTGTCCCCTAAATGGAGCAATGTGGTATACGCCGCACTTATTACAAATATAAGTAGTTAAGATATCTGAGTGGTCGATACTTTTTTCTTTTAAGAGCCTTTGGATATCCCAGCCTTCAGACCAGTGTGTGTGTAGTAGTAATTTAACTTTTGATGTCGGATGCTCTTCTTTAAACTTTTTAAAACCTTCTAGGATATTAGGAACGCTTTTTCTTAGCTGATTCCTAAAAACAAAACCAATAATAAACTCATCACTAAGCCCATTATTTCTCCTCAGAGCGTCTCGCTTATCGTCGCTTAACTTGTGGAAGTTGTTTTTGTCTAGCGATCCTCGTAGGGTCTTGACGTTATCATACCCTAACTCATGCATCGCTTTTTCCGCGAAAGAAGCCCAAACATAATAATTCTTTATTTTAGGAGCATACTCAATAGCTTGAGGTAAAATAGGTAGACTATCTAGAGTAGTCCAAATCATTGTGTTTACTTTATTCCACCAAGGCTTTGTGTGGTAACCATTGAAGGCCCATATATCCTCCATGCCAATGTAAACATCAGGCTTGAACTCTTTAATAGCTCTATCTACTAATTTTGATCCATACCCTTGCTCTCTTTGCTGTTCAGGTGTTAACCCCTGCATCTCTTGAGGCTTAGGTAAGCTGCCCCTACAAGTCCAAGGAAGCAGTTTCGTGCTAGGAGCCTCCCACTCTACGCCGTTAGCTAACTCAATAAGATTATATTTGCCTGTATCGTATAGATACCGCATAATATTCTTTTTGTTTTTCCCAAAGCCAGTAAAAGCTCTAGTAAAATTAGAATGAATTAATACAGTTTTTTTCTTCATGCGCGAGCAGCATTAGCTTTCCTTTTATCGATGTTGTTCTGCAGTCTGAAAGCATACAATTCCTGTAAGAAGAATTTACAAAACTCTAAGAGCATATACCCTTCAGACATTTCTACGCCAATGCCAAATTTATTGGCAGAATTCCTTGTGACACCAAAAGAGAATGCTGGAGTGCCGTCTTTTTTCTGGTAAGGCTTAAATGAAATAGAAGTTTTATTATCTTCATAAGAGTGAAAGGCTGAAAATTCAGTATACTTTTCTATAGCATGGATAAATCCACCCACTTCTATTTCGTTTAGTTTAATTGAAATAGATTTTTCAGGGTTTTTAGCATTCTCTGAAAAAGACCCACTTCTTGTTTTGTCATTCCAAGAAAATTGTTTTACAGCCCTGATATAAACACACGGCTCTTGGTTTTTATTATTAACTCCGATATCGAAACTAAAAGCGCACCCAGTGTTTCTAGAATTCGGCTTGTAATACTGAACAATCATGTAGAATCTTAAGTGGTAAGAGCTTTTTTTCTACATCTAATACTTAAGCTTTTACGCCAAAGATAGGTTCGCATATTGTTTTCATAATAAAACCCTTGTTTTCTTCGAACATTTTTATTTTACAAAAACGCTCATAACAATGAGAGAAGGTATTAGCTATACTCAAGATGTTATTGTATCTATAAGAATCATAGACGTAAACCTCTTTTATGTATTCTGTGATTAAAATTAAGAGTTTTTTTCTGAGCTGTATCTCGTATAAAGATTTAAAAAGAGTTCTGTCTTCTACTACCCCACCTCTCTGGCAAAAAGTAGATAACAAAGAATATTGAGGGTCTTTCGGTAAACCTACATCTAATATAATATCAATAAAATCAATATAAGGATGCCCCATAAACACATCTTTAAAATCATCAAAGTAAAAATTCCTTCCATCTGTAAAAATGTTGTCTACAGATAATCCTCCGTGGCATTTATATTTATAAGGAAGAACAAATTCTTGAGATAGCTTTCTTATTTCTTCCGATAAACCAGAGACAAAGCCCTTACACAAATCATAGTCGGTGTAACCCTTTAACGCTTCTATAGACTCTTCAGGTAAATACGAGGCTGGGTCAACATTTTTTAAAAACTTATCTAGAGATGTCTTATAGGTAGTTCTGACACCTTTCGTTTTTTGGAAAACAAAATAAGAATCAACAAACGATTCAAAATCGCCTAATAACGAAGACCTCCCATACTCGCCCAAGCTCTCGTAAGGAGGGACTTCCACCAATAAATATGTTATTTCATCTCCTATTTTAACTATTCCATATTCTATAGAAACAGGTGTAGACGAAGACTTCGAATTCTTTGTCATGGTATATTCTTTTTTTAGAACCTGTTGAGAATCATCTAGAGAAATTTTTAATTTAAAAGTTTTTTTGTTATCATCTTTAATAATAAATACATCGTAATAGTCTTTTATATCGCCTACTGAGATATTCGAGATCCCTAAGTTAGGTTTTATTTTTTTAATAACCTCTAAAGCAAAAGACTTATCTTGATCTTGGTTTTGGGTCTGTGGGAAAGTATAGACTTTCCCTTTGAATAAAGAGGACAGTTTCACAGCTTATAATAAAAGAACCCCTCCCTTTTTCAAGGGAGAGGCTCTAAGTATGAATCGACAACAATTATATCGTCTTTTTTATCAGCTTGGTTTAAAAAACCACACCAAAATTCTTTTCAGCAATACGGACTCCGCAGATACTCGTCTTTGCTAATTTACGACTAGAACTTGCGTTACAATCATAAACATTAATATAGTGATTCGTCTCAGACCTCAATTGGACATTCAGCGATTCTCCTTTAGCGGTATACAAACCGAAGAAACGCCCTTTAGAATTCTGAATTGCTTTGATTACCCGTAGGTTTACTTTATCCACGCTTAATTCTATACGAATTTTAATGATTTGTCAACTATATTTATGGATATATTTTCAATATCCCTGTTTTTTATAATGAAGTTAGATATTGGGACTTGGACTAGTGATTTTACTACGTTTTTTATTTGCCTAGCATGATTTTTATCATTTTTAATTTTATTAAATATTAGAGTTTCTAGGTTCTTTTTAAAGATCATCTTCACGCCACGACCTTCGAGCCTATTCTTGATCTCATTTAGCTCTTTTCTAATGATCTGTTTTAACTCATTCTCCCCAAGCTCATTGAATATAATAACTTCATCGACTCTAGCTAAAAGCTCTGGCCTAAAGTGTTTTTTCACTGAATCAGTATAAATCTCTTTTTCGTTTTGCTCAGTAGGGGCGAAGCCCATGCTGTTTTTTGATTTTTCTTTGTGACCTATATTAGAAGTCATTATAATAACCGTATTAGTAAAATCGATATTCCTATTCAAATTGTCTGTAGCATAGCCTTCATCTAGTATATGCAATAGGACATCTAAGACTTTAGGTTCGCACTTCTCGACCTCATCAAACAGAATAACACAGTTTGGATTATCCCTCACAAACTCCGTTAACAACCCACCTTCATCATAGCCAACATAACCAGCGTTAGCTCCTATGAGTTTAGATATTGATGTTTTATCTTGGTATTCACTCATGTTTAATTGCAGGATTGATTTTTCGTTACCGAAGAAATGCTCAGCAATCTTTTTTGCTGTATAGGTTTTTCCCACGCTAGTAGCCCCTACAAAAAGTAAATTGCTCAAGGGTTTTTTGGGATCATTTAACCCCGCTTTAGAACATGATAGAGTGTTATTTATGATTTCTATATTTTTTGTTTGACCAAAGACTTCACTATTCATTTTCTTAGAGAAGCTGATAAAGGAAGAATCTTTTTCGCTCATAGCTTTAGGAGATAGACCTGTTTTCTCTTGAAAAATAGCTAAAATATCTTTTTGTCGAATTTTTTGTTTACGCCCTCTATTCTGTTGGCAGCGAGAAATAGATTGGAGGTATTCTTTTAACAAAGATGTGAATTTTGCTTCATTAAACTCTTCATCATCATTTTCTGTCATAAAATTATGAAAAGAAGACCTAACGTTTTTTACATCATCTGGAGTCTTGCTATATTTAATTCTAGTTCTGGCTCCTAATTGATCAATTATATCAAATGCTTTGTCTGGAAATTTTCTATTACTTAAATATTTTTCACTAAAGTCTATAATCGTATTAATATTAGCTTCTGAATAATTTACATTGTGGAATTTTTCATAAAAAGAAATTGTTTTCATTACAATATCTTTCGTCTCGTCCTTAGATGGCTCTTCTACTTGTATTTTATCAAACCGCCGTTTCATCGCGGTATCCTTTTCAAAGTATTTTTTATACTCTTGAGTTGTTGTGGCTCCTATACATTTTATATCGCCCCTAGCTAGAGCTGGCTTGAGCATATTAGAAGCATCCACAGCCCCTTGAGAATTACCAGCTCCTATAATTGTATGAATCTCATCAAAAAATAATATTATGTGAGGATTATTTTCAGCTTCAGATATTAGAGCTTTAAATTTTTCTTCGAACTCTCCTCTATATTTAGAGCCAGCCACCATAGCACTTATGTCTACAGAACAGATCTGCATTAAAGACATATGCGTAGGGACTTCTTGAGAAACTATCTGTTGAGCGAGACCTTCAGCTATAGCCGTCTTACCCACGCCAGCGTCTCCTACTAATATCGCATTACTTTTGTTCTTCTTAGAGAGTATTTCGACTAATTGATTTATCTCTCTATCTCTACCTGAGATAATAGAACCCCTCTTCGATCTAAACTCTTCGTTTAAATTAATACAATATTTAGATATCTCAGGCAATGGCTCCTCAAGCTCTTTATCGTTTATAAAGTCTTCCGCTTGTTGATCAAAAGAATGCATCATCCTCCCAAGAGAAATGTCTTCTGAAAGATAATCTTCTAGCAACTCTTTAAGTAACGCTACATTAATACCGTTCTCAGCTAAAAACTTTATAAATATATTGTCTTCGTCTAAAATGACATAAAGGACATGCTCTACTCCTATAAAATAACTATCAAATATGTCCGAAAAGTCTTTGGCGGAGCGTATTGTCTGGTTGACATCTTCATGCCAGCCGCCTTGTCCTTTTTTGCTTGAAAAATAGTCTTTATTTTGATTTGCATATTTTTTAAAGATATCTTTAAAAAGTTCTGTATTAAAATCTATATCATAAGCTAATAATCTTAAAGAACAACTATCCGAGAGATTTGATAAACAACCATATACCAAGTGCGCTGTTGTTACTAAATCGTGGCTATTATCCTTAGCGAACTTCTTGGAATCTTTTAATCCCTTTTTTGCTTTAGGAGTGAGGTTGAAATCGGCTAAACCCATCATAATCATTTACACTATTTAAGTTCAGATAGCTTCATGTAGATTTTATCCTTTAAAGGAACTATCTTATCGAGAAAAACAATGTCATCGCCTTTTGTCCCAAAGACAATCACGACATCTCCTTTTTTAGGGAGTTTTTCACCAGAATCTAAAAAGTCAGTAAGCCTAGCCTCTCTTTCTCCGTCGAGGAACAATCCCTCCAATATCCCACTTTCATCCTGCATAGTCAATTTCGCGTAATCATTACCATTTCTGCTTTTCCTTTTCATTATATCTGTTAAGGAACCTACGAATTTAATTTTGTCTCTAGGGTTAAGATCTTTTATGGAATCAGCAGAATAAAAATCATCACCATAACTAAATATGTCTCGAATATTGTAAGAGTAACTGTAGCCTAAAAGTTTTTCTTCAAAATACCAATTAGCATACTTAATATGCTCTTTGTTCATTTCGTAGATTTCCTTATATGGTTTATACTTTTTCTTAAATGTCTCAAACCTCTTTTCTGCAAATAGCTTTCTATTGTCATCTCCGACCATATCTTTTTTCTTAACATCATGGATGGATGTTATAATATCGTAATCATAATCTGCACCCATTGCAACTAAATTTCTTTTTTCTCTATCAGTTAAGATATTGAATGTCTGAGCCTCTAGGACTAATCTTGGCCTAGTGTGTTTAACAAAAGAATCTAAAAGACCTGCTTGAGCTAAGGCTGATAAAGTTCCGATATTTAAGCCAGCCTGTTTCGCTGCCAAGAAAACTTCATATTTATTAGAGAAAGAATCCTCTCTAAATTCTAATAAAGATTCTAACACCTTAGTCGATACTCCTTTAATAGAGTTTAATCCATACCTAATGTTTTTGCCTTCGATCTTAAAATCAATATCTGATTTATTTAAGTCGGGCTGTAGCAATTCAATATCAAAATGAGAAAGCTCTTGGGATATCCTCGCTATTTCTTCATGAGAATTAGGTTCAAACTTTGCATATTTTAGAAGGCTTAGAAAAAACTCTTGTGGATAATTGAATTTTAAATATATCGTTATAGCTGATAAGTAAGCATAACTAATGGAGTGGGACTTGTTGAAAGAGTAATTAGCAGAATCTTCAGCGACTTTCCACAATACTCCAGCTATCTCAGGGTCCAATTTGTTTTCTTTAATCTTTTCATCGATCTTAGCCTTCCACTCAGGCATTTTATCGATTTTCTTTTTCCCGACTATACGCCTTAACTGCTCAGACTCGTCCAAACTAAACCCGACTTTTACAGCCATTTTCATCAACTGCTCTTGGTAAAGAGGGATACCCCCAGTATAACTAAGGATATCATCGAAATATTCATGAACAGATTGGAAGTCTCCAGTCCTGACATAGGTAGCATAAGAATCTTTGAAGTCTAAAGCTCCAGGTCTTGCTATAGCGACCACCGCTGATAATTGCTCTAAGTTCTGAGGAGAAATTAATTTACAGACTTTAAAGTTCGTATCAGCTTCGATCTGGAATAGACCTTGAGGAGATCTTAAACAAGCTAAAGCAGCATAAATTGTCGGGTCATGAGGGTCTATGTCAGCCGCATTTACCCCAATTCGTCCACAGACATCATGGACTACTGATAAAGTCCTTAGACCCAAGATATCGAACTTCACACTCAAGCTTGAGACATCGTTCATATCGTAAGCAGAGATTAATGAACCGTCATTAGTTACTTGCAGCGGCATTATGTCTTCCAATTCATAAAAAGAAATTGATATGCCAGATGGATGAACTCCAGTGTTTTTATTTAACCCCTGCAACTTTTTAGCTATCTGGTAAACCTTGGGGTATTTATCTGCATGAGATCGGAAGGTCTCATCCTCTTCATAAGCCACCTCAAGTTTAGCTACGATCCCAAAGTGTTTTGGGATTGTATCGCTAATTTGATTGACTTCTATTTCGGATAACTCCGCGACTATCTTGCCACACTCTTTCATGCAGAGTTTACCGCTTAAAGTATTCAAGGTTAATATCTTAGAACTCTTACCTTTATATTTTTCTTCAATATATTTAATGACCTCTGCCCTCCGATCATAAGAGATATCGTTATCGACATCGGCCAAGAGGCTACCGTCAAGAAAAGTCTCCCCTTCATGTTCTATCTTTCTGGCTCTGCTTTTTGAAACAAATCTTTCGAAGAATAAACCGTATTCTATAGGGTCTATGTGGGTCACCCCAATTACAAATAATACTAAAGAACCTGCAGCACTACCGCGACCAGCCCCAGTAGGAATATCGTTCTCGACACAAAAATTAATTATGTCCCAGTTCAGAAGGATATAATCGACAAACCCTAAATCTTCAAAAATAACAAGCTCTTCTTTTAATCTATCATAATAGACTTGAGCATTATCTAGCTTATCAATGCCTTTTTGCTGTAAGCGCTTGAAGCATAGCTTTCTTAAAAACTGGTAATTATCTTCAGATTCTCCACATGAGACTTCTTCATAATGTTTCTTTTCGATTTTAATCTCTGGGAGTTTTACTCCTACTGGGAAAGGCGTTTTATATCCTGTGTATTTTGATAAACTCATATTTCTAGTTCAAAAAGTTGCTTGCGGAAAACTTTAAAATTCATCTCGATGTCATAAAGGGCATCATGCAACCGTTTAGTATCGTGGTCGATACTGTATTTCTTAAGCAAATAAGCTTGGGAAGTCTTCAATCCGCGCTCTCTATGATTTAGAAGTCTATACTGCCAACTAATAAAATCCTCTTTATTAACTGGGATCTCTTTTGCTATGGCGACAGCTAGGGATCTTGTGTCAATGATCCTTTCTACATAGGAGTAATCGCTCCCTAAATTCATTAGTTTACGCCAAATATTGACCATGTAGACATCAAAGCCTAATAAATTCTGACCAACCACAAAAGTGTCTTTATCATACAGGTGTTTTGAAAACTTCTCCCAAACTCCGCGAGGGTTCTCTTTCCTTTTGTTATACTCCTTCATGGTGAAGCCCGTAATTCTAGCAGCTCCCTCTGAAACGTTTAAATCAGGCCAATCCAAAAACATGTCATGCTTTTCTAAGATTTCGCCACCTTCCACTATTAACCAAGCAATCTGCCAAGGTCTTGAGGTAATTAAGTTCAACCCTTCAGTCTCCGTATCAAAGACTAGATATTTTTGTTTTTTATTAAACCTTAGTAATGATTCATTCATTTGTGACCTCCTTCTTATTTAAGTATGACTCGAAACTGAACTCTTGGCTACCAAAATGATTTAAATTCGGACTACTTAGAGTAGCGGCTTTACCAAAATTCCTATTGCATAATATCTTGTAAGTCTGTAGAGCTTCTACGTCCTCTCTATTTTTGTAAAGAATACTTTTTACATCTTTGTGTTTAGATCCCATATTAGATGCAAACTTTTTGACTTTAGCCGTTACGAGATGATCGAAAGGTAGCCCATTCTCCTCTGTCCAGAAGATAGGCGTAATTTTAGAAAAGTCAGGGACGCACTTCTTCAAGTGGAGTCCGTTATTGTAAATAAAAGAATCATAGAATGGGATAACTAAATCGACACTGTCATTCCATACAGAGTTGAGGAAATTAAAATCTACTTTACCTTTGTGCTGAGTATGAGCAAAAGAATAAATCTTATATAGGAGGCGGCATCCATCATCGTTGTTCGCAAAAATAACAATCTTATGATCAGAGTTATCATCCTCATTGACATCATTACAGCATGTGATTCTGATCCCAAAAATTAGATTCATCTCACGCTCTTTGCATCTATTGTGAGCAGTCACAAAACCCGTCATAGAGTCTTCGACTAATACCAAATTTTTAATTTTATGCTCTTCGCATATAGAAAAGATGCTGTCTGGACCGCCGTCCTTTTCTACATCGTCTAAGGTTAAAATGCTCTTCCCTATAGAGAAAGTAGACTTGAATACTGGGACCATGCCCAACTATACGAGTCCAACCACTAGAGTCAAGAGGAATGTGCTGGGCAACCCTTATAATATTTGATTTCGTATGTCCCGCCATCGGGGACAGACTCCTCAGAAAAATCTTCTTCAAAATAACATTTTACCGTTTTCCCTTCTGAATTATAGACTTTATAATAAAAGAAATCAAACTTCATAGAGCAATGCCATTTAGGAGTCCCATCTTTTTTAAGCTCTCCTTTCTTAGTCGCGAAACCACAAAGCAGCTTCCCGCTAAATGAACCGTCTGAAGGGAAACCTTTACGAGCGGCAAAATTACGTTTTGCATCTCGCTCTGTAAAATTGTCTAGGTATTTTTGAATTTCAGTGAGCTGCAATTCAAACCCTACTAACTCATCAGAGTCAAGAGGTTCCATTCGAACTATTCCTGTCTTTTTTGCTTTTAGATCCAAGTCAAACTTTAAGAAAAGAAACTCGCTAGTCCTATTAGCGTAATCTGGGAACAAATCCCTTACCGCTAGACTATACATTAGATCTTGCAAGTTATCTGTATGATCTTTGCCTTTAAATACGTCCTTACTAGTTTTAAAATCTCTGATTAACGCAAACTTTTGGTCTTTATAAAGAAATAATTTATCTATAAAACCCCTAATCCTGTAGCTGACCTTTCCGTCATTCTTGATTATGTCGAAATCTTTCTCTGAATATTCTTCGGTCGGATCAGAAAGATCCCCTCCAAAGAAATCATATGAGAGACCATTAAAGATCATCTCTTTCATCATTTGGATATTCTCCGAATCATCTACACCCTCTTTCTCCGCGTGTTTAAAAATTAAGCGTTTAATAGAAGGAATAGAGAAAACATCTTGAGTTTCAATAATCTTATCAAAATAGACTTTCCTTTTAGGGACACCTAAAACCTCGAAAATCAAGTGACATATAGAGCCTCTTCTAGCTCCGTCATTACTTTTTTCGGGGAGACCCAACTTATACTTGGACCAATAAAGCCAAGAACAAGATTGAGCTGTTTTAATTCTACTCGCTGATAACGGAGATTGAGGTTCAGTCATTACTTAGTAGTGAGGCTGTTTTAAATTCTTTTTTTGTAAAAAATGATGGATTATTCTCAACAAAATTACAAATGTATCTCAATTGAGCATCTTGATCCACTGGCTTTTTTAACCAGTATTTCTTGATGTCACAGTTATCTAAATGTGCATCACCAAAATCATTATAAGACTTAGGTGGGAATTTTACACTTAAACTACCTAAGTCGAAGTATCCCGATAATTTAATATAGCTTTTGACTGCCGCGATAAGCCCTCTATTTTCCCGACTAGCCGAATCATTATTTGTAGAAATGCATATATCGACAACAGACCTGCCGCTAAGATAATTGATAATGTTAGTGTTAACAGATAAACCAAAAAGGACCAAAACGTTTTTAATACCGTGTTCATAAAGCGCCAATGCATCTCCTATACTTTCTACTAAGATTACCTGTTTTTTCAATTCTATTTCTTTATCGACCTCTGTCTCGCTATTAAAAGCTGGATAAACCCAACTATTTCTCTTACCAATATGTTTCCATTTAGGGTAATCATTATTATCATCCACCTTTCTTCCTGAGAATCCAATTATTTGGTTATGCTCATTGTAAACAGGAAAGACCATCCTCCTATACATTTGACCAACCCCAGCCAGCCCTACTTGGAAAGATTTTTGAGTCTTCTCTGAAATGTCTTTTTTGTTATAAAAATTGTAATTTGGGAACAACTTATCTAAGCATGATTCTGGATATATCTTTTCCATTTGAATTTTTTCATTAGGTTGGTAAACAGACACTGTGTCTGTATATGAATTCTGTAGAATAGACTCTGTTTCTTTTTTGTCTTTTGTAGTTAAGTCTATAAGAGCCTCAAAAGGTTTGCTGCCCCTATTCTCTACAAAATCCATCCATACTCCAGTATTCTTGTAAATTTTTAATGCAGTTTTATTATCTCCATCTCTGTATAAAGCTTGCGCTCTCCAATGATCTCCACAGTCAATTAGAGTATAGCCTATCGACTCTAGAATCCCTTGAAAGTCTTCAGAATTGATCGAAGTCTGGGATTTCTTCTTGGTGTTCATTTGTATCTAATTCCTCTTCTCCGTTCAATGCTCTAGCTATATCTCTTAAATCGCCTCTCTCTGTAATATTAAAATTATTAAAATTTAGATTAATAGCATTCTTTCTCAAGGTATCACCGATACTTACAGGTTCTATCGCACCTGCTATATCCTGACCAAGATGTCGCGCTTTTACATTGATGAGCTTATGACTACCAAACCGCTCCCCTTCACTCTCTACTTCATCTCCCGTCTTACTCCTCAAGATAAACATGTGAGAACAAAACTGAGTAATCCTGTCAGATAAAGAAACAATAGATTCATCATCTACTACATTTTGAGAGTTTCTGTTATTAGTGATGCCATATCTGTTTGATTGCACAGAAGTAATCATCGGTATCACTGGGTTACCTTCGTGCAAGATCTCTTTTTGGACGCACTTTTTAAACTTATCGACCATTTCTCCAACAACTTGCCACTCAGACTTATTGCCTCCGCTTTCAGAAGTCGTCTTAATGTAATCAAAAGAAAAGACCATTTGGTTTCCTCTACCAACCTTTGCGTAGTAGAATCTTTTTAAAGTGTTAACCATCGAATCGACATCCATCCCGCCCACATTGTAGTAATAAAATTTTAATTTACTTATTTTTGGCCAAACAGCCCTGACTTTTTCTACTACGTCCTCACCCGCGTTTCGCCATTTACCACTTTCCAATAAGTGCATGGAGACTCCTGATAAAGCAGCACATTGGCGCATGATCAATTCCTCTTTACTCATCTCACCGTTATCAAAGTGCAAAACTGGGACATTATATTTGAGACTAACCTTGGTAGAATAATCCATGCAGAATTGAGTCTTTCCTACTCCAGATCGAGCGACAATCACAGTGATGTTACCTGCTCTCAATAATGAGCCATAGATCTCATTAATCTTTTCATGCGGACCCATCATGCCAAACTCAGTGACTGGATTGTTGCCCCTCTCCTCTACTAGAGCCTCCATCTCCTCGTAGATGTTTTCTGGCGTATCATTGCCTATCTCATAGAGGTTTATACGAGAATTATACACATTGTCAGCTAGCTCTATGATCTCCCTGTAAGAGGATTCTGGAGCGATATTTTTCATTTTCCTAGCTATCTCCTGAGAAGACTCAAGAATCTCCCTTCGTATGGTATACTTCTTTAACTCTTTCGCCGTCTTTAAGATGTTGCCTTCTGGGACTTTTCTAAGAGACAAAGACTTTATGTAATCTGAAGGATTTAAATTATCTTCGAATGACAACCCGATATCGTTAACTCTTTGGGCTATAATAACTTCATCGATCTCATCTCCAGAATCGATGGCTTGTCTGATGATTCGAAAGATAGCGGAATGCAGAGAGCTTTGCTTGGAATAAAAATCTGAGTTACTTATAAAGTTAGATATCTCAGCTAGACGCTCAGGATCTTTAAGCAAACCAGCTAACAGCTGTTTTTCTAATTCAAAATTGTATATCATCTTCTAGAGTTCTTCTTCTTGAGTTGATTCTTTAGAGGGGCGCTCTAAATGAGATTCTAAAGCTTTTGTTAAGGCAAATTCCGTCATGCTGCAATCAAATTTGCAATAAACCAAAGGCTTACCATTCTCTGAAGAGACCGCCATTATTACCCCTTTATACTTGTCTGCGCCTCCCGATAACTCATAAATCTTCTCCACCATTTCCATAGGGATACAAAACTCAGGGTCTTCACTGCCATCTGGTAAATTCATAAATAAATATCTTGGTTGTTGAATACGGAAGCTTGTATTTCATCTTTAGGATAAATCTCTGCTAGTTGAATTCCGTTCACTTTACAGAAATCAAACTTTTGCATATCCCTCTTTAATTGCTCCGCATACTTAAATCGGTTCTTGTGGAAAAATTTTATAAACTTTGTGTGTTGAGCGCCTTGGACTTCCACAGCTATTTTTTTATTAGCATTATAGAAGTCTAGAGACAATCTACTACCTACCACCCTGAACTCTTCGAAGACTATATCGTTTTTCCAATAATCGTAAAGGAAAATCTTAACCGAAGTTTGAAATTTACTGCGGCTTGGTTTCTCCCAATCGATTAAATATTTTTTAGCGTTCTTGAGGTTCCTTTCTTTGCCGTTCGCATCCAAGAACTTCATGCTCCAACGGCTGCGACTTGCTCTCTAAAATACTTAATTAGGAATGAACTAAGATCTTTGTCTTCCTCGATATGTTTAAATAATTTAGCTTCACCCTGAAACTTTTCTGGAAAGGTAAGATCTTGAGTAGCTAGAAGCTCCATGAAATCATCAGTGGTTTTTAGCCATGCACCCGCTTTAGTGATGAACTCCCAACCATACAGCATGTCAATGATTTCTTTTTCTACCCAAATAGAATTCCCGCCAGTCCTCCCATAACGAATTGGATATGGGATCGTTGTGTTAGTATTCTCGTTCGCTGATTTTTTAATCGTGACTTTTGCTATATGACCGATGATGGGATTCTTCTTCGGGTCGATAGTCTTAACGGCTGGGTTTTTCAAGATTAGATCACCTTTAAACCTCGCTTCAAACTCTAAAATATTATTAGCAAAGTGCAATAACGCATTCCCCCCTGTAGCTGTAGTTTGTCGAATCGGGGCTTTTGAATAAGGGTCTATTTTAATATCAGCCCTAACTTGACTAATAAAAATAGCCATATGCCCACGCTTTCCTAGAGCTACGCTGGTTTTTTTGCAGAAGTCGGAAGCTATCAATGCACCTCCTGCGACTTTATTGGCATCATCAAAACTTTTGGCATTATCATCGCGCTTAATCAAACCGTCAACCGAATCGACAATAAAACAATATAGATTTTTCTCTTCATTATTAGTAATAAGCTCTTTAATTAAACTCATCGCTGATTCGTAGATATTGCTTTCGTAAACAAAACAAGTCCCCTCTTCCCATTTATCCTGATTAACAAAATTAACACCGCTCCTCTTCTGCATCTCAGGACTCAATCTGCCTTCAGCCTTAATATAAACCCCTCTAGCTTTTGGAATAGTCTTTAGAAAGTTTTTCATAACTTCCAGAGACTCTGATGTCTTGCCCCCCTCGTTGATTCCTGTGAAACGATGTAACCCAGGTCCGAATCCACCACCAAGATGCATATCGAATTGAAGTGAGCCACTGGAGACCTTATACTCTATAGTCTCTTCGAAGTTGTAATGGTCGCTCTTGTTTGCCTTAAGAAAATTATTAAGGATGCCTGATGGATTTATAGTATCACTCATTTAAAAAGTCTTTTATTGTTTTCTTTGCGCGGGACACATCACCATCTGGCCCCACTTTATCACCTATATCATAAGCCTCATACTTAGATAAGTCAACTGTAAAATTAAAAGCTCTGAATTTTTCAGCAAGAGTTCCTTTTAACTTGTCACTGACTAGGTAAGCTAACGAATCGAACTTCTTTCCGAAGGAGACGATAGACATAAATTCCTGAGAGTAACGATCACACAAATCGTTAAGCATCTTCATCTCTCTCGCGAAAAAGACTCTCCTCCCCTTATCGGGGACTTCGATTAATCGGAAGATTATCTCCCTCTTGTTAAGAGGTTTAGGCTTACTCACGCCACAGACTAGCTGTGGGCCAAATCATGGTCAACCATTTTTTTGACTAAATCAAGAAAACTACTTTTAGGCTTCCAACCCAAGTCTATACGAGCCTTTGACGAATCGCCCCATAACAACTCTACTTCAGCAGGACGGTAGAAGTCTGGATTGATTTGCATCAAAACTTTTCCTTCGTGAAGGTATTTTTCATCCACTCCTTCCCCCACCCACTCGCATTTTTCTACAGCAAAACCTGCGAAGTTGAAAGCTTCTTCGACAAACTCTCTAATAGTATGAGTCTCGTCAGAAGAAAGGACATATTCTTTAGGTTTTTCTTGGTTGAGCATTAGCCAAATACCTTCTACAAAATCTTCAGCATCACTCCAATCTCTTTTCGAATCAATATTGCCTAACTCTAAAGGGAAGAACTCTCCGCTTGGGTATTCATTTTTTATTCTAGCTACATTAGTACTAATCTTACGAGTAACGAACTCTTCTCCACGGCGAGTCCCTTCATGGTTAAACAACCAACCTTGGATAGCATAAAGACCATAAGAATCCCTCCAGACCTTGACAAGCTGTCTCGAAGCTGATTTAGAGGCTCCATATGGACTGCGAGGTCTTGAAGGGTGTGACTCGTCTTGAGGAGCAGTAATGACATCTCCAAACTCCTCAGATGAACCCGCTTGATAAAACCTGCATTCGGGTTTGTGTAGCCTAATAGCCTCAAGAATATTTAAAACAGAAGTGCAGTTGGCTTCCCAAGTCAGTAAAGCGAAATCCCAACTACTGCCGACAAAGCTTTGAGCAGCTAGATTAATAAAATATTTTGGCTTTAAAGACTCAACTGTTCTGGCGATGAGGTTTGAGTCAGTAAGATCAAAATTAATCAACCTAAATCTATCACTTTTGATGTGAAAAATATTATCGTGATTATAAACGCTCAAACGGCGAACGCAACCAAAAATAATATAATCGGTATTTTCAAGAAGAAAATCCACCATATGACTCCCATCCTGACCTGTAACACCAGTCACGACAATACATTGCCGACCATTAAGCCATTTTTTAGCGTCTTCAATATTTAGTATATTCATGTGGTCTATTTTTTTGCCATGATATGTCTCGTCAAAATCGCTCATTATTTTGGATATAATAATGGTTTTGAAAAGTTTCTCAATATTTATTTGTATTGCAATATAAAATCAAAAGCTGACGAGGTGAAGTTTTCTTTTAAAATCTCAGTATTAGGAATAATGCAATGACCTCCTATTTTCTTAGGGGGAGTTAAAACAGGCCGCACAACATTTTCCTTTCCTAGTTTTTTATAGCCTTCATTGTAAGTTTTGTTGTAAAAAGTGCAAACTTCATCGAAATCAATGTTTAATTGATCACACATTTTTTTCACTTCACCATGCCAAGCTATGCAAAGACCATAATACGTTGTATCCAAAAGCTTTGACATTTCAGAAGTCAAAGAGGAAACTTTTATTATTTTTAGACCTAAAGAAGAAAGGTGTTTTTGTATTTCTTCGCAGTCAAAATCAGAACCTAAATAAGATTCAAATGTTAAAAGCCCTTCTCGTAAGTTGGGGTGAATTCCTCTAACAGGAGCATGACAAACATTAAAAATGTTATCTGTTTTTTTGTTGATATTTTCTGTGGTCTGGGGGGCTACAGTAGAATGTATAATACAATACTTTGGATTATCCTGCTTCAAGAAGGCGACTATGATATCTTCGAAGTCTTTTGAAAAAGGTATGCATATATGGACAATATCCAAATCTTTAAGACTACCGTTGTGTTCTAAATCTTTTATCTTCGGCTTGGTTTTATACAAAGAAGCAACAGCTCTACCAACCTCACCATACCCTAACACGCCGACTTTATTCATTTATATAATCAATTATTTGTTTGAATTTTGATCTATTCTCCTCAAAAGGTCTTAAAAAATTACAAGTAATGTAATCACCTTTTTTGAGTTTTTGTTCATTAATTCCCCACCACGATCTATCCACCCAATCGCTTCTTATGTCAACACCTCTTTCTACATGTTGAATATTTTCAAAAGAAAAATGTTCGATGAGTTTTACTATTAAACCCTCATCTGAAAAATTTTGATCTGTTATTTTTCTTCCCTCATTGCACGTAAAGCTTTTCCAAAACTCATAAAGCTCAAAATACTCCAAGTCATTTGGATTAAAAATTTTTTTAAATGTATCGCCTTCGGCTGTAGCAGTGCTTACTGGAAAGCTCAAGTTATGAGCTGTTCCTTCATAAACTTCTTTTCCTACAGCTAGTATTTTGTCAGGCTCCCTTAGAGAAGTTCTATCTGCAAAGTATTTCTTCTGGAGCGGTATCGTATCTACGTCTTCAATCGAACATACTTTTTCTCCCATCGATGATGCTAATAAAAATCTAGACATTTTCGCCACATTTTTATCAGGAATGCCTTTAACTGGCCTATAAAGTGATACTTTATCATAAATATCTCTTAGCTTGCACACCTCATCATCGTTCTCCTCTTTTGTCGTAACAAAAGCAGCACATAACTCTACTTCGGGGAAAAACTTCCTCCAAGCTTTAGCTACTATCGGGAAAAATCCTTTAAAATATTCATCTGAACTTACTATTAGGGTATCAAACATACTAATATTGGGTTTTTGTTTAATTCACAGTTATCTTCTAAAGTTTTTTGCCTATAAAATAACGCTCTTCGCCTTTCAAACCAGAGACCTCTTCTTCAAAAGTTTTTGAAAAAAGAGGGTTATATTTTGAATCTAGAATATTGTTAATATATGACTTTGTAACTCTTATCGGATGACCCGCATTATATTTAAATTTAGACATTGTTTCTATAACATCCAGATCAAACTGTACATCTGCATATATTAAAATTCCATTTTTGTTTAAAATTTTATCTATTGTTTCAAATATTTTTGGTATATCAAAACAATGCTCTAACACATTAATCATGATCACCATATCAAAAGTTTGAAGTATATCGCAGTCTTCAATGGAGTTAGATATTAATTTAATAGATGGATTAGAATTCCCAGATTCCATCGAAAGTTTAGAGTTTTTATATCTACAATTAGGATGATTTAGGTAATCATTAACAAGCGGATCAAGCAATGTCACCTCTTCAATATTTGGAAACTTTTCTAAAATTAATCTAGCGTTTGTAAATGGGCCACATCCAAGTTCTATAATTGATTTTACATCTGTGCAATCTAAACACCTATAATCTTCAAATACATTTCGATGGAAATAATTCCTATCATCCTTTAGACAAAGATTTCTAGACATCCATTCTGATCTCTCATAAGACTGTGCCGTATCCCACCTTTCTTTACTAACTTTAGATATACCTTCACTGGTCAGATATTTTTGATCTCCGAGAAGTTCTACTAATTTTTTTGCTGGAGAACCCTCGTAACAATTAGAGGATTCATCTGTGAATTTATAATTTATTGTATTGTCAGACATTCTAATATCGGTTTTTCCCTTGATAGGGAACTGTCTTGGTATGATATGTCAATTTCGGCTTTTTTAAACCCATCTAAATCAATATAATTTTTCCCGCTTGGACCTGATAAATATTTATTAGCTTTGTAGTGCTGACAAATTTCTACCAACCTTTCTGTTTTTGTCGAATTTGTTTTGAAATCTTCTTCTATTTTCGTCTTTATGTTCAATTCTTTGCAAATATGTTTAATAATTTTAGTGTTTGTCTCCAATAAATTATTAGAAATACAATAATCCATTTTTTCTAATGCTTCTCTATACTGGGGTAATTTTCTCTTAATCGTCTCCCAATCTTGTTTTGAGTCTATATATTCTTTTTCTATAATTGGGTTATTACCTTTTTTTACTCTCAAGGTTTGCCATTTTTCATTAATCATAAAGCGATTTTGAAAATTATTTTTTTCAAACTGGCAATGTCCCAAAATTACAAAAATGTCCGATTTTTTTATCTTATCGAAAAAAGGAACCCACGGCATGAGATTAGGCTGATGAATTGATACTATCATGGGTTTTTTCTTGTCGCACATAATAAACCATCCCCTCCTACTGAACCAAAAGGTTTGTTTACAATAATCGAGAAATGACTTTCTAACAAAATTTTTAGAATTGTATTATGTATATCGGCAGAGTGAGTAGCTATAAATAAATTGTTAATATCTACAAGTTTATTGTCATCTCTTAACTGCATTATAAGAGGGAATTCACTGCCCTGAATATCCATGTGCAAAACATCAAGTTTATGTATTTTTTCTTTATTCCAAATATCTAAAAAATTTAATTCTGGGCCGACAAATGGACCTTTTATACAATCATCAAAATATTCTCCTTCTACTTTAGAATATTCTAAATCCGCTTTTTTGTTTTTAAAAGTTCCAGAATTTTCCAAGAAAAACCCACCCCAGTAATGTTTTTCCGAAAATTTATTTAATTTAAAATTTTTTATACCAACATTTAATGCTCTTTTCCCTAATTCTATTAAAATATTTTTTCCATTAGGAAATTCTTTACGAAAACAAAGAGACCACAAGGCCCAATTGCTCCCAAGTTCTACCATAACAGGATTTTTTTTATTTTGTAAAAAAGAGAGAAAATGTTTAAATATCTTATATTCTTCTTCGTGTTGATTAGCTGTTCCGCTTCCTGGGTATGTATTAATACCACTTAATATATTTATACCTTTGTAGTTTTCTATATTATCCATTTTTTAAATTCTTCTACTGTAAATTCCCTACTGTGGACATACCACAAATTATGGTCGGGGTTAAAATCATTATATTCCATGCAAAGCCACCCATCCTCAAATTTCACAAGCTCAACGCCGTGTTCCTCACATATTTCTGAGGTGTCTTTATTCCACTTATTGAAGGGAGGAACAAAAATTTTAGATTTAGAAAGATTGCAGCTTACAAGAATGCTTAATTCTTGGGCTTCTTTTGTTAAAAGTCGATGATCTACATGTATTAAACCATGACTAGCTCTGCTCACTTCAGAAATAATCTCAGGACAACCACAAATATCTACTTCGTAGTATTTTCTAAAATCACTGTGTGCATTTAAAATTTTAGGAAAAATTCTTTCTGCCGTTACTCCTGAAGTGTCGCTCATATCATGGACTAAAGGAGAAACACAAAAAAGTATTTCGCAGTTGGGGAATTGTTTCCTTAAAATTTTAGCCATAGAGTTGGCTTTTTCCATGTCTGCATTTATACAGATATCGTCAAATCTAAACCTTTTCATATAAGTTGCTTATTAGAGCTTGAACCCTTTTATCGTAAGTATGCCGTTTGGCAAGTTTTTCTCCACTTTTACCTATTTTAGATAAAGTATCTTTTTTTTCCAAGTAATAATTTAATTTTTCTGTAAGAGAATCCATATCATTATAAAAAATGACATTTTCTCCATCCACAAACCCTAGTTCATCATACATGTGGTTGTGGTCTGTAATCAACGCCGTTCCACACCCAATCGTTTCAAAATTCCTATAATTTAGATCATTGGACATATTCTTGTTAAAATGTAAATATGTCTCGTTTATTGACTTTACCATACTTTTTCCTATAACAAAAATATTCTGTTTTAAGTTATACTCTTTGCTTAAAAAGTCTAAGATAGACTGCCTGTTTACATGATTTCCTACAAAAGAAAATTTAGAGGTTTTTTGCAGGTTTAAGTTTTTTATTTTATGATCGCAAATTGAGTTTGGAAACCATTCGTGGTGAGGTTTGGTCACGTAATCTAAGGTAGAGTTTAAAAGAAGGTCGTATTTCCCTTTTTTAAATATTTCTTCATAAGGGGACATCCCTCTACAATGAGCATCTATACTCCATAATATTTTATAAGGTTTATTAAAAGAAGACAAATCTGGCAACCAATCATCTCCGTAGTTTTCGAGATTTAATATAAAATCAAAAGAATTAAAATCTAACTTATTATAAAAAGAAGGATGTCCTTTTCCGTATACAGTAGGCTCCCAGCCGTTCTCTTGAAAAGCTCTCTCTAAGCACAGACATTCTCTAAATTCAAAATTCTCTAGATGTCGGCTTGCTTCTTGTATTATTAATACTTTTGTCATTAAAGTTGATTCTAAATTTTTAATAAATCTTCTATACTATAAATGTCTTTAATGTATAAACTTTTATTTTTTAGAACGCTCACTACAATATCTCCATCCCTGCGGGGACCGTATCGCAAAGATATATCAAGGCCATTTACCCTGTTAAAGGTGTTAAACATATCTAATACAGAAGTGCCTTTTCCATGACCTAAATTTTCGATTTCATTAGCTGGTTTTTCTATAGCTGAAATTATTGATTCGCAAATTTCATTTACATGAACATAGTCCCTGATACATGTCCCATCTTCAGTCTCATAATCGTTTCCGAAGATTGTAAATATCCCTGTGTCTTTTGACTTAAGAAGGTTATAGAATAATCCATCTGGGTTTTTAATTGCTATACCATCGGACCCAATAACATTGTAAAACCTAAAAATAGTATACTCAATATTATTTTCCAAGCAATACTGAATTACAATTTCTTCTGCTGATTTTTTAGAAATACCGTAAGGAGAAGCTAAACCTTCTACTGCTCCAGTTGAAGCAAAGATGAAATGTTTAGTCTTGATGTTTCTCAAAACATTTAAAGTCCCAAGGACATTAGTTTCATAATACAAAGTCGGATCTTTTACCGATTCGCCAACTCTCATTTCAGCAGCCAAATGGATTACACACTCAAAAGAATCTTTGTATTTTAAATACTTATCGTTCCTGATATCTCCATAGTAAAATTTATCGGGATAGATCTTATCTGGATTTTTTTTGTCTAGACCAGAAACACGGCATAAGAAACGCTCACTAATTTTTTTTAAAAGATGAGACCCTATATAACCACTGGAGCCTGTAAGTAAGATATTATCCATAATTAAATTAAATATCCGTGTTCAGGGTGTAGGGGTTTATCGTTTTCATCAAAAGATTCTCCCACAAATTCTTTACCTTTCCTGTCACTAGGGAATGGTTTCATTTCAAAAAACTCATCATGAACAAAAGATTTATCTTTGACAATGGGATAAATCAATTCTTTTAAAAAGTTTTGATCTACTTGCCAGAAATTGCCTTTTATGTAATTTCCAATCAATGGAGTCATTTCAGACAATATATTTCCCCTGACTCCCCACATACCTCCTAATATTTCAATCCTGTGAAAAGGATGATCTCTCATTATATGAAAATCTTTATCACTATCCAGCCATTCATCGACAGCTTCTTTCTCTCTAACACTCAGTCTACAATCAGTATCTCTTGAGAGCATTACATCAACATTAGGATCGCTTGCTGGATAGAACCTCCAAAACATTCCATTCCAATCGCCCTCCTCGCTCATTTCGAAAACTTTGGTGTTTTTCTTTTTTTTAAGTTCATCAATTATTTCATTTGGGCAAGAAGACCCAACATAAAACCAGCATTCCCAGTCAGGGAATATTTTTTCTGCGATTTCCGCATTTCTCAATGCTCCAATTGTATACATCGGTTTTTTTCCCCACAAACTAAAACTGATAACTTTCATAGGTGTAATTGCTGTATTTCTATATCTTCTTGTTGTGCTGCTTTTAAGTTCTCTATAGAAACAGAGTTTTCTCGTTCATAAAAACAACCTATTATATCTGGTATTTTTTTAAACTTAAAACCTTTTTTTGATAAGTGCAACCACATCTCATAATCTCCAGAAGAAATATATTTTTCTTTAAAATAACCGCATTGTTCTACGGCAGATTTTTTCATTATAGGGAACGGTCCTCCTATACAAATCTGCAATAAACGATCATGAGAATATTTAGGCCAATTACGCAATCCTACTATACTGTTTAGGTTTTGACCATTGACAACACAACATGGACTATATAAAAAATCTATTTCTGGGTATTCTTCTATGTAAGAAGCGTAGGTTTGTAATCCAGACCTATACAACAAATCGTCTGTGTTCCAATTCATTATATATTCACCATCGCAAGCCTTAATTGCTGTATTCCAAGCTTCATATATGCCAACTCTTTTTTCCTCTTCAATTACTTTCGTTTTTATTCCATCTCTAAAATTATAATTTTTTATTATGGATAAAGAATTATCGTTAGAATTGGCATCAACAAAAACAATTTCAAATTCAGGATAAAATTGATTATTAACAGAATTTAGATATTTAGGCAACCATTCGCAACTGTTATAAACAGAGCATATTACTGAAATTTTATATTTCATTTACATTAGACCAAAATTTAGAAGCAGCAGATTGACAATTTTGTCTAAATGAATCATAGCCAACTTTTTGGAACTCAAGATAAGAACCAATTTTAGATGGGTTTCCAATAACCTCATCTACCCCACACAACAAAGCCTCTCCTACCATCCTGCAAAACGGTTCATTTACTATCGGAGAATGAAATAAAGATTTGGATTTTTTAAAAACTTCCGCAACCTCATGGTGATCTAGTGGTCCATGATGTGTTATATTTTTTATTCCTTTAAATATAAAATCAACTGATATCCCCTTCGCTTCCCATCCAAATACATCTATTCTTCTGTCAGGATTTTGTTTGGCAAAGTTAATAAGATTATTAAAGCCTTTCAATAGGTGTAAATAGCCGCAATAAACTACATCATATTCTTTTTTTTCTTCAGACTTAGTGAATATAGAAGTATCAATAGGGTCGTAATTGATTTCTACGTCATGGAAATAATCTCCATAAAGATTTTGGAAAAATTCTAAATGGTATTGGCTTAAAAAGAAATTCTTTTTAGCATTAATAAAGAGTTGTTTCCTAATATCGTCGCTCAAATACGTACAAGAATCATGCTCTAACCTAACTGAATTAGGCATTCTTAATATCAGTGGTATTTTTTCTGGAGTAATCTTATTGATTACCTCTAAATTAGAGTTAACCACTAAATCATAAGAAGAGAGAAAATCAGTAACTGAAGATTTGTAGTTATGCTCTTTTATATCATGGCCAAGCTCTCGACCTTTATCTATTATAAGCTTATTACTGACTTGTGCGCCACCTTTTCCATCTTGGGAAGTAAAGTCAGAAACAAATAATACCCTCATCTAGTGAGGGATTATATCTCATATTCCATCTTCTTCAACAATTTCTTGGACTAGTTTTAGATTTGGAGAGTCCATAATAATCTCTTCGTATTCAGCAAAACCGTCATCAGTCCAAGACCACTCGCTTAAGACTTCATCGTCATCCCACTCTATAGCTTCTGCTGAAGCCATTGAACTCACAGGTTTTTTAGACCAAAACTTACAACTCCAATAACGAGGGGTCGTTTTATCTTTAGCTGTGTCACATTTATGTCTAGCCCTAAAACTACGACGACGAGCTGGATTATCCCGCTTGATTTCCATATTAGGGTCACCAAATTTCACCATTATAACATTACCAGTTTTAGGGTTTTTTACATACACCCCAAACTTTTTCTTGCCATCTTTTAACCTAAAGGGTTTATTTAGGGTTTTTTTCTCAGCTTCAGAGTAATCAATATCTTCAATATCTTGATCCATATCAAGCTCAGAGATTCCTGCTTTAAGCAAATCTATTTTAGCCAAACCAAATTCGACTTCGTCATAATCTATGAAGGCAGAGCCTATTTCTTCGAGATAGTAATCTTCACTACCTCTAGCTATATCTCCATCTGCAGCGCGATATGATTCTTTTACTTTGCCGCCACTAACCATTTTAAGAAATGTATTTACGCGAGCCATAGCCCATTGGCCTATACTCTTTCCAGGACGATGACCACTTGAAGAAGCCCCCTCCCCTCTACGATAGACTTTTTTAAGTTGTTCTAAAGTGACTTTTTGGGGATATTTTTTATTATACTCTTTAACTTTATTTTTTAAAGAGACGACTACTTTGTCCCCCACAGAAGAATCTCTTCCAGATTTAGAAGATCCGTCTGGGGTTTGATTCTGTAAAAAACCTTTAGCTTTATCTGAAAAATCGTATTCCATCCAAAAGACAATTACACTTTTAACTATCGAAAATGAACAATTAGCCCTCGCAAGAAGAGCAATTTAGTATGGATCTAGCTAATTCCTGACTAGGGTTAGCACTCCTTTGATAATAAAGACCTTTGAGTCCATTTTCCCATGCGTAGATCATCAGTTGATTCACTTCTTTCATAGGGACATCGGGGGCGACCATCAAATTTAGAGATTGACCTTGATCAATAAACTTTTGTCTTTGAACAGCCTGAATGACGATCTCTTTTTGAGAAACCTCTCCGAATGTTTTAAATACATCTTTTTCCTCCTCACTCAAGAACGGTAAACGTTGAACTGAGCCTCCTGAATTAAGAATACTTAACCAAACATCATCAGTGTCTTTGCCCTTCTCTTCTAAAAGAGATTTCAAGTAAGGATTTCTATATGAGAATTTACCTTTAGCTAGATCTTTGGTAAAATAATTTCCATTAAGAGGCTCAATAGACGGTGAAGCTTGTCCTAAAATAAACGAGCTGCTAGTGGTGGGGGCAATAGCTAAAGTAGTTGTATTTCTCCTACCGTAGCCTTCACAATATAAAGGTTCACCCAAAAGATTTGCTAAATCCTCAGTGGCTTTATCACTAGAGCTTCTGATTTTCTTGAAAATAGAACTATTCAGAAGTTTCGCCTCCATACTCTCAAAACTAATCATATTGCTCTGGAGATAAGAATGCCAACCCAATACACCCATACCGATAGCTCTGTGACGCTTGGCAAAATTATGAGAAGGCTCCATGAACGGGATAGATTCTGTTTTTTGGATATACTCCTCCATAACAGCGTCTAGAAACATAGTAAGGGTTTCGATAGCGTCAGTCTTAACTATTTCATCCCACTGGATTAGGTTAAGCGAAGATAAACAACAAACAAAAGACTCGTCCTCCTTAGAGGGTAAACTAATTTCATTACAGAGATTAGAAGCGTAAATCTTCATGCCCTTATCTTTATAACAATCTGGGGCTTGATTATTAGCGTTGTCTTGGAAGAAAATATAAGGATACCCAGTCTCATACCTTTTCTTTATAATCGATGCCCAAAGATCTTTTTTATCTTGATCCCCGCCAATCATTCCTCGCATCCAAGAATCAGTTACAGTGACCGCGAAAGACATTTCTTGAATAGCATTGCCCTCACTACGGATACGTAAAAACTCTTTTACATCAGGATGTTCGATAGGTAGATAAGCTGCGAATGATCCTCGTCTAACATTCCCTTGAGAAACAACAGCAGCTACCCTGTCAAATAGCTCCATAAAATGGACAGCACCAGAAGATTCTCCACCCGAATTAATTTTCGCCCCTCTACCTCGAAGTTCCCCAAAATAAGCCGAAGTTCCTGAGCCATGCTTTGTTTGCATACCCACCTCACTTTGTTTGGATAAAATTCCATCCATCCTATCTGGCACATAAACGCCATTGCAGGAAATAGGCAACCCCCTCTTTCTTCCGAAATTAGACCAGACAGGAGAAGCTAGGGAATAAAAACCCCTAGCCATATAACCTACGAATTTCTCAGAAAACCCAGCAATTCCCAGATAAGATTCTGCGGTATCAGCTATGTTTTTAATCCTCTGCTCTGGAGACTCCCCCTTTAAGTAACCTCTTTCAAGAAAAACCCTTGAGTCCTCATTTAGCCAGTAGTAATCAGTCATTTAGAATAAATCGTCTGCGTTGAAAGTCTGTGAATTTTTTGAGTATTCCACAGGCCGCGAGTGAAAGAAGTCGGTAGCATTGTTGCCATTTAATTCTTCTTCGAACCACATTGTATCTTTGAGCAGTGAAGTGTCAACTTCGAACGCAGAATGAAATCCGATTTTTTCTAATGAGTCGTTTATTCTGTTCTTAATAAATTCCTTAAGGATTTCAGCATTGAGACCTTTTTCATCAAATCCATTGATCATCCAGTCCACGATATTACTTTCAGCGACAAATGCGTCTTGAGCTTCAGATAAAATCCTCGCCTCTAATTCATCGTCAAATAGCTCAGGGTATTGACTTCGGATGGTGTTGATGATTTTTATACCAGCTAACGCATGGATATTCTCTTCGTTGCGAGTATATTTGACTTGCTGACCAGTGTCTTTTAAAACGTTTTCGTTCCTATTAAACCAGTTAATGATGTAAAATTGCGAAAATAACGATACGTTCTCCACAAAAAGAGTGAATAGAGTTAAGGCATAAACGTATTGCTTCTTAGAATCCTTGTAGAATTTGTGATTATATTTTCTGAGGTATTTCACGCGACCCTCAATGAAGTCCAGCTTCAGATTCTCTTCAAAAACATCCTCTAATCCAAGCACGGTCAAGAGCCTTTCGTATGCATTATTGTGGATGACCTCTGTATTAGCCATGACATATCCCAAATCAGTCAAACTTGGATGAGGAAGATTGTCCCCCAGCTTGCTCCAGAATTTCTTAACGGCGACTTCTATCTGGCCAATAGCAGAAAGAGTTCTCACGATGATTTCTTTTTTGACTGGGTTTAGTTTGACATTGAAATCTTGGATATCGCTACTGAAGCTGAATTCTTTGTCAGTCCAAAATCCCTGATGCATCGCATCAATGAAATCTTGCGTCCAAGGAAATTCATTAGGCTTTCTTGACAATTGCTCTTCGAAAATTAGTTTTTTGGCGGGTTTTTTTAAAGGTCTATCTTCGGTTCTTTCTTGAGCGATCATGTAAAAGATATTTACACTTGGCTGGTCTGAGTGGCAAGATCAATTTATTTTATTTTTTGTTCTTGACAGAGCAGAAAGTTTTCTTATAATTACCGTGAAACGGGCTACACGTTATTTATACCTTTGACGTAATAGTTAGAGTATACGTTATTCTATATTGTATACGTTGTATAAATATATTATAAAGAGAACGATTTTTTATTTAAAATAATAATTGAAAAATCGTAGATAGCTTATAAGATGGTGGAAGTGGAAAGCGATCTGACATTAATTTCTAAAATCCAAGACGACAATCGGGATGGAGACAGCCTAATCATGTTGATGGATAGGCACTCTGGACTATTCCATACAATGGTTAACCACTACATGTCTCATCCAAATTTCATTTTGGATAAAAACCAAATAGTCGCAGATGAAATCTTAACAATTTATGATTCCGCTCTAAATTACGATCCTAATCGTAACACGAAATTTTCTACTCACTTAGCAAATCAGACAAAATGGAAGTGCCTGAACGCCTTGAACAAAAAAAGGAAGTGCAAGGAATACTTTATTGACGATGAGAATAGTTATGTTGAGCCACACTGCGAGTCATTTATACCAGAAATCAACAAAGATGAGGCGATGGTCCTCTTTTTGGATTGCTTAAAAAACGAATCTGACGAAAGAGTTAAAAAAATAGTTGACATGCGATACGGCTCGTCTAATAATAAGCTCACTCCTTGGAGAACTATAGCAGAAAGTCTTGACCTTAGTATTCAGGGGTGTATAAACATCCACAATAAGTTCATTAACAAAGCAAAAACAGAAATTAATTATGTATAATTCAGTAACAGCAGCAGCATATCTGGTTAAAGATCCAGTCGTTCGTCAGACCAGCAATGGTAAGAAAGTAGTTAGCCTTCGCGCTGGCATCTCCACATCAAATGCAAAAACAAAATGCTTTGTTGATATCGAGTATTGGGACAAGACGGCAGAAATTGCTGAAAAATATCTCTCCAAGGGTAGAGAATTTATTGTAAATGGAGAGCTTTGCATGTCATCTTGGGAAAAGGACGGCAAGAAATTTAGCAAGTATTTTATTCGCGGAAAAGATCTCCAGTTTCTAGGCTCCAAAAAGTCTGAAGATGGTGACTCTGAGGGGGGATCAGATACCTCTGCAGCTGTAAGCTCTGGTAGTGGTCACGATGACGTTCCGTTTTAAATGAAACTCCTTTTAGAGACACCTTTAAATAGTCTTAGTTTCGGTAATGTTTCTTATAACCTTATCAAAGAATTCCAAAGGCTAGATATTGAATTAGGCCTTTTCCCTACAGGGGGTAAAATAGATCTAAATGCCTTCGATATTGGTGAAGATTTAAAAGAATATATTCAAAACGCTATAGAAAAAAGATGGAGTTTTATTGATAAGGATATTCCATCTTTGAAGCTCTGGCATTTAAATGGCTCGGAGAATAGAAAGAATAAAAATCAACATTTAATTACATTCTACGAATGTAGTGAGCCTACTCAAATTGAGAAAGCTACTTGTTCTGTTCAAGATTCTACGATCTTTACCTCCACTTATGCAAAAGACCTCTTCGAAAAAGAAGGGTGTGATAATACTCACTTCATTCCATTAGGTTTTGACGAGGAGTTCAAAAGAACAGATAGAGAATACCTTAAAGGTGTTGTCCATTTTGGTCTTATGGGGAAATATGAAAATAGGAAACACACTAAAAAGATCATCCAAACTTGGCTGTCTAAGTATGGCAACAATCCTAAGTATCAACTATCCTGCTGTATAAACAACCCCTTCTTCAAGCCAGAGCAAATGCATAACGCTTGGCAAGAGATTACTAAAGGTGAAAATTATAATAATCTTAACATAATACCTCATCTTGCTAAAAATGCAGAAGTGAATGAATTTTTAAACGCAATAGATATTGATCTAACTGGTCTTTCTGGTGGTGAAGGTTGGAATTTGCCAGCTTTCAATGCTACTTGTCTAGGTAAATGGAGTATTGTTCTAAATGAAACCTCTCATAAAGACTGGGCTACAAAAGACAATTGCATTTTGGTAGAGTCTACAGGGAGATCTGTATCTAGTGTAGATGGTATGTTCTTCAACAAAGGAGCTGACTATAACCAAGGTGATTTCTATGCATGGGATGAGGAAACAGTATTAAAAGCGATGGAAGAAGCCGAAGCAAAAGTGGGACAAATCAACACAGAGGGAGTCAAATTAGGAGACAACATGACATACAAGAAAACGGCAGAAGCTATTTTAGCCCTTATCTACAAGGAAAACTAGACTGGCATAATTTGTGTTATATATATCTTGATTATGATTAAATTAATTAATGACATACTAAACGAAGCGGCTTTTTACCCTGAAAAAGAAAAAGTTTCTAATCGGATTAAAGACTCTGGAGATGTTTACTCCGCAGAATTCGAATTAGCTGGTTTTAATAAAAAAGACATTGAAGTTAGCGTTACCGACAGCATCTTGTCTGTGAAAGCTAAAAACGAAGATAGATCTAGACACTATGAATTATATTTATATGATTTAGTATCTGAGGACCATATTTCTTCCACATTGGCGAATGGTCTTCTTGTCTTAACTCTTCCTAAAAAAGCTGTTAAAGGCGCTAAAAAAATACAAATAAAATAATGCCCATTTATGTTTATAAACACCCCGATACAAATGAACACCGCGAGGTTTTCCAAGGGATGAATGATGAACATATATTTATAGACGAATATGGTATGCAGTGGGGGAGGGTCTATCTCTCCCCTAATGCGTCCATAGACAGCTCTATAGACCCTTTCAACCAGCAACAGTACATCGACTCAACTTATCACAAGAAAGGCACTGTGGGCAACATGATGGACTATTCAGCAGAACT